CAACATAACCTAAAGATTTGGCGTGTGACACAACTGCCGAACGAGTTTCAGCCGTTGAGATGAACATCTCGTTGGCAACAAAGTTGTTATAGATTCCTTGGTAATAGGTGGTGTACGAAAGGAGATCGAGAATGACAGTAAGACCAGAACCATCAAAGTCATAGTCTTTGAACACCGCAGTATTCGATAAGTGAGTTTTGAGACTTGACTTGATGCCATCAAAATCAAGTGAGTTTACTAGAATACTTTCTGCCATTATCGTACCCTCTTAATCGTAATCGTTGAAGTAATCGGTCTTGGGTCGTTTTTGATCCTGAATGTGATCCCCACAAAATACTCATTATTGTTTGAGTCCGAGAGAACTCTAACAGTTTCAAGAATCGCCCGAGGTTCAAAAGTTATGATTGATCTTTTGATGGCATCTTCCATTTTCAGTGTGGTTGTTGGACCGATTGGTTCAAACAAAAGTTGTCGAATGTTTCCGCCAAAGGTTGGATCAAACTTCTTTTCGCCAAACATCGTGTTTACAATGTTTTTGATAGATCGTAAAACAGCCTGTCCATCAGTTTTGATAGACACATCTCCCGTGATGGGGTTTCGCGTGAAGTCAAGATCGATATCTACAAAGCGTGCCATATTACTATCTATCAAAGATTAAAGATCTTCTCGGCGATTTTCTTACCAAAACACGGATCGGCAAGAAGAGCAAGAATGCTAAAACCAAACACTGTTTTTGTCAAGAAATCCGTAGCCAAAGCAGTCAAAGCCCTTTCATCATTTACCAAAGCCTCAACTGCATTTGCGGCTGCGTTTACGCTCTCGTAGGCTTCGATGATACCTAACAGTGATTCTTGTGTTGCATCGTCAAAACTAAGGTTTCCGTCATCACCACGAAACGCTGCGAGTGCGTCACCAATGTCTCCTCTTGCCGCTGCATTGAATCCCTCCATCAACTCACTACCCTGTCCTGTAACAGAGTCAAAAAATCCTGAGAACCTGTCTTGAAGATTGTCTGGATCGAGAGAGTTTACAGTTTGATTAAAACCTTGTGCAAGATTTGTGATTCCGACCAGTCCGGGGAACTCATCGATGCCTCCATCTGTGTTGTATTCATTACCGCTTCCACCTTGTGCTTGACGAGTATCTTTATCAAGCAAAGAAAGCCCAGACAAGATTTCTGTTTGTTGTTGGAGCAATGCCACAGAGGAAGTTACTTGATTTGACTTACGAGAGATAAACTCAAAAACGTTTTCTGGTCGAGTTCCGTCTGGAAGAGCGGTGGGATCAACAATAGTTAAGACTCCCTGTAATGCCTCACCTGCTTCGTTTGCCATTAACTGAACCCCACTGCCCACAGCACCTTGAACTTCATCAACAAACTCACCAACTGTATTGAAAGCCTCCGTGATTAACGCCTGAACAGGATTGGTGAAAAGTTCGCCACTGATTGCTTTATTGATTAACTCTTTTTGTTTATCGTCAAGCGGCAATAAATCTATAACATTACATCCAGACAAATCAATAAAGTCTTGATTGATGCTAGGCAAAGATAGATTGTTAGTTGAATAGGCACTCATGGCACAACCACCGTGTAGGCTCCAGTAGTGACAATAGGAGATCCATGTGAGTTGACGCTACCAAGTCTTGCACACGGTGAACCGTTTACAAGCACCGTGTAGTTGCCAGTTACGATAACGGATGTTGATTTTTTTGGACAGGGTGTTACAACACAGCCAACAAATGCAACAGGCTTACCGTTAGCAAGAACAGTGTAACTTCCTCCAATCACTGTTCCTCCACATGAGACTCTATCTCCAAAAGTTGCAATCGTCATTAGATCTCCACCCATGCACTTGTCATTCCTGTACCACCAGAACCACCAGTCGTACCATCGGTGATATAGTAAAACAACCCACCGGATATTGTATTTAGCCAAATATCACCAACGTTTGCCACGTTTGGAAGATTAGGTCCGACGAACTTGGCAGTTGTTCGAGAGAAGTTTCTCACAACAGAGTTTGTGATATCTTGTGTAATACCAAAGACACTTGTGGTTTTAAAATCTATGAGCGGTCTTGTTGTTGAGAAGTAAAGATTGAAATCATCAAGATAAAGTTTTGCACCCACTACAATCTGTGGAATGATTGGTGCAACTGTGGTTTCAAGGGCGACCTTGAACGGTCTTCTGTTTTTGTTGGTTTCGTAAAGTCTTCTCAACTCATTGATCTGAGAACTGGTCAGTTCTGGGTGTGCCTTGATGATTTCACCATTCAGCATTGGACGGTTGATACCATGTCCACCCTCAGTGATCATTTCAACAAAGTGATATCTTGCAGTTACACCTGATGGGTACGACTTGAGATACTCGGCATACTTTGACTCTTCGACAAAAACAAAAAACTCAAACCCAGAGGCAAGGGTATATTGGATAAATCTTTTACCAGCCTCACTTATACCTTTTACTTCAATATACTCTGGCATTACAAAACTCCTTACGCTGGAATGTCATCTGGATCAGGTGCGCCGTTAAGATTGATTGGAAACCCTCGAATATTTGTCTGAAGTCCGCCGATTGTTGCCTTACCAAGAACATTCAAATCGAAGTCGCCGATGACAGTCACCTCTAAATCTTTGAGTGAAGTGATCTTTGCACCCTCCGAGAGAATCACACTCGTCGCCCCATCAAGTTGAACATTACATGGACCCACAACATGCAGGTCATTTTCACCCATGACAACTGTATAGTTTTTGTTTACAACCTTTAAAGTTCTTTCACCATCAGGACCGATTTCTTCAAAGGTTCCTGAACGATGGTAGCGGTGCATTCTCTCTGCACCCGGAGTGTCATCAAACTCTTCAACGTGACCACTCTCGGTGAACTTGACATGGTTGAACGGATATTGTGCGGCATATCTTGGTGTTGGCTCGCGGACAGGATTGAAAGCGAGAGGAATGTCTGGGTCGGCTGAGAGCATCACATCAAGATTGTTTAGCCTTGTTTCGACAGGAACACCACCAGCACCGCGAGCAAGAGAGTTTGTATCCGTGCCTGCGTTCGGACCCTCATCAAGAGGATAGTTTCCGTTTGGATCTTGGAAGCCCTCTCCGGGTCTTAGATCACTCGGCGCACGCAAAGCACCGAGTGTTCCAAAGATGACAGGATTTTGAGCAGACATACCGTCCCTAAAAAATCCAACAACCCAAGTCCCCTCGACAGGACCGAGAGGTGTAGTGCCAATGCCACTGACCCCCGCAGATGTAATAGGCTGAACAGGGTGCGCCCATGGCAAGTCTTCGGTAGGCAAGTCTTGTTTCTTTTCAGTATGGTATCCAACACATCGAACTTTTACGCGACCCAACTGTAGGGGATCGTTTCGATCTTCAACCACTCCCTGAAACCAAACCATTTGTGGATTCATGTTACCTCCGTGCTGGTGTTGTATCTGACCGCAGTCTTAGGTGTGGTTCGATAGTTTCTTGTTAACGCCAACGACATTCTGTGAGTGTTTCCCGAAAACTCAAAGTTATGACTAAGTGCAGACACTAAGTAGGAGCCAGAGATATCCTCATCAATGTCACTCTCTGATTGTGAAGTGTTGGGTGGGACAGAAACACTGACCCGCATGCCTGCTTCGAGAATGTGATTTCCCGGTACTGTGATGTTTAGTTGAGTATCATACATCATCACTTTTTGACTGTTCATATTCAAATGTCCTTCATCATCAATGTAAAGGTTTGGGTCTGGCTCACCTTGATCATTGTTGTAACTAAAACTTGAAACATCAAAAGACTCAATGTTACCAAACCCACCAAACTCGTCTTGCTGACTGCTTGGTATGTTTACAGGGTATCTATCTCCAGATTCAAGGTATGGATTTTGAGATGCGTAGTCGAACAGCCTTCTTTGAAGTTGCTTTGTCGTGATGTCAAACTCGTACATTTTAGATCTAAATGCACCCTGCTCCATTTGATTCAAACGATCTCCAATCGTTGCAAAATCCATCGTTTCAATACTAAACATTGCAGCCATTCTTTGATCAATAGTTTGCTCAAATCTGGCATCTGTATATTTCTTTACATAACCAATCACCGGCTGTCCTACGTTCAGACCTTGCATTGACGATAGTTTGAATCCAGTCAAAGTTTCATGCATTTTATATCCGAAATCGTTTGATGTTGAAATCAAATCACTAAGCACAGACTGAACCATGCTCGCAGGACTCTGGAATGGAAAAGCATACTTTACTGGAGTAGCCGTTTCTGTCCCAATCTTTTGTTGAAGGAGTGAGTAGCGGGAATCAAAAAGGTCAAGTGATCGGTTGCTAGTATCTTGGTACAGGGAGTCATCTAAGAAGTCAGGCAAGCCAACTCTGTCTGGGTTTTTGCGATCATAAAAGTGTTCTTCCATCAAATCAAAAATCGGTGCGATGCCAACACCAGAAATACTTCGACTGATCTTTTTATTTGAGTTTACAAAAGCAGAGGCAGAGATAAGTTTAAGTTCAACAAAGTCACCCTGTTGCTTTGGCATTTTAGTCCGCGACACATCAATCACTTTCATGACAAAGACAGAGCGAGTGTTCACGACATCACTTGGGAAAACTCCACCAACGTTGTTTTTGATTCCAGTCGGCAGTGGCGTTCTGAAAGAACCAACAATGTATACATCATCTCTGAAATCATAAAACCTTAAAATGTTGTTTGCATCTGTAAAGGTTAAAGATCCAGTCATAAACATTTTTTCAATGTCTTCGTAAAGTGAAATCGTGTCAACGACACCTAACATGTTGAATGCTGATCCACCCTTGACAGCGTTCAGGGATTCAAACTCAAAATCTCCCGGCTTTTCATATTGGTTACGAGTCACGGAACAACTTCCTCATCTCAAGTTCGAGAGCAGGCACAAACTGTGGGTTCAAGATGAGCAGTTCTGATTTGTCCGTATTATCTTTGAACTCTTTCACGCGGTTGGTGATTATGTAAGTGCCTATGCTGTTATAGACATAATCGAAAAGAAGAGTTGGTGTTCCAAACGTAACCGCAGTCCCAAAGTCAGCACTTGTGCTTCCGATAGATGTTTGCACACCATTTGAGTCTGGAATAGATGCGAGCGGATCGAGTGGATCGGAACTAGACCCCTCAGTGTTTTCTGCGAAGTAACTC